GTAGAAGTCTCAGCGGTTATCTTCTCCAGCAAGGCTTCTAGTTTTCTGACGAGTCTAGGACTTGCTTGTGCAGCTCTTAATTCAGCGATCAGGGCTTCAATGCTGACTTGCGAATAACTCGCTTTCATTACATTGGCTTCAAGATAATTCAGGATCGCTTTTCTTTGGGCTATAAAATACTTCTTGAATAGCGTTTGGATTTGCTTTTCTGCTTTGATAACTGACTTACGATTTATAGATGGTAGTGGCTTTCCCAAGCTCTTTTTTTTTTATTAACATCTAAGGGTAGAGGAGGCGTGTTGAGAGCGACACTTTGTTCCTCCTCTACAAGAGGATCTAAGCCGAGTTCGGCTCTAGCTTCATTGACAGTCAGAATGGGATTGAGTCCGTTCACATAAATGTTTAAGATTTCGGCTTGTTGTTTAGGATCGACTGAGCCATCTTCGACCCAATCAAAATCTAATTCCGGTGCATCAAAGGCTTTCTCTAAGACCTCATCCATCACATCGGATAGCCACAATTTGATCGGGACGACCCCTTGCTCCAACGCAGTAGCCTTCGATATTTCCGCAGTAGCTTTATTAACTTGACTTACCGCCCACTCTGGACTGATTGAGAACGCATAGGAAACAACACGAGCAATCCACTCATCGAGATTATCTTTGATGACCGGATCCTTCGTCTGGTGTGGCGTAATACCACCGGGAATAAACTTAGCCCTTCTGCGGTCTGCGGTGTTGCCCGATAGAACAGAATCGAACCACTCTTGATATTGTGCGATTTGATCGACTGACCAAGTGTCTGGGACACCGAGCAACATATCAGGGATTGATCCTGTGGTGTAGTATTCGATTTGAGACAGTTGCCTACGCAGAGCAAGATTGATAATGTTTACGACTTGCTCGACTCGGCTATAACCATAAACACGATTAGAGCGTCTATTGTAAATTGGGCAGATGATCTCGCTAGTGGTATAGTCGATAGCGGGGATACCTTTAATGACTTGCTGATAGGCAGTATAAGGTGGCTGGGGAGTTCGTCCGTAAGCATCAATCTTTAAGCTGAGAGTCGCACCATCCATGACATCGAGTAGGGGTAATTCGCCTGTGGGACGAATATAGATTGCGGGTTGATCGATCACCAAGTGATCGTGAATGATTTGCCGAATCCAAGTGCGGAAGGGATTGACTCCATCTGGTTTGCGGAGACGTTGCATAATCTTGGCAGCCTTCTCGCCACCATCGCTTCCGTCACGACCTTTGATGTTCCAATTCGATCCTGAGATTTGATCTTTAATTGATTCGATCACTAGGGCAAGAATATCGAGTCCGCCTTGTGCGGGATCGCTGATGGTTCGCAGCGTAGAGAATCCCACGCTGGTGAGTTGATCGGCTCTAGGCGTGATCGTGTAATTGTAATAATTGGGATAATCGGATAATCGTCCACGCACTTCAGGTGGGGCTGAGGGTTGGACAGGCTGACCACTTCCAAAGAACGACTGAGCCTGTGCTTGATCTGCACCACCGACTCGGTTTAAGCGATCTATCATCGCTTGTTCGATCTCTGTAATTTTGCCCCCACGATTCAAAGCCATTATTTTTCCCCAAGTGCAATACGGATTAGACGCTCGAAGGCTTGTTGAATAGACACCTCGAACTTCTCCTCCGTTGATAATTGTTTAGCATAACTTTCTAGTAATAACTGAATATCCAAAGGGACATCGAGTCTAAGCATTGTAATCTCCGTAAGTGCGATAAAGTCGCTGACTATTTATTCAATAGAATAGGATAGAACGGATAACCCCTAGAGGTATATCTTATTTTACCCTATGGGTAAACGTGCTTTCCTAGTTCCATAGGCTCTAGCGATTCTTTCATTTTGCAGCTTTTGATATTCGGGATTCAATTCGCATCCGAGATACTGACGATCATTCATTATGGCTACCTCAGCAGTCGTGCCTGAACCCATAAAGGGGTCAAAGACAATATCGTTAATTCTGCTTCCAGCAAGAACGCAAGGTTCTATCAGTTGAGTTGGGAAGGTTGCAAAATGAGCACCCTTGTAGGGTTTAGTACATTGTGTCCAAACGCTTCTCTTGTTTCTTGTCCCTGTATAAATATAATCATTACCAGAAGCATGTTTAGGGTCATCACTATCTCCATATTTATTCCCACCAAATCTTGCAATCCGACTTTCTGATTTTGCAGGCTCTCTAATAGCTTCGTGGTCAAAGTAATAATGAGGATTCTTGCTCATCAGGAATATGTATTCGTGAGACTTGGTGCATCTATCCATAACCGATTCAGGCATTGGATTGGGTTTAGCCCAAATGATATCTTGTCTTAGATACCATCCGTCTGCTCGTAATGCTAATGCTACCAGCCAAGGGATTCCGATTAGGTCTTTAGGTTTGCAGCCATCGGGAACAATCTTTGAATGTTTATGTTCTAAGTGACGTTCGTTATGAGTCTTACCTAGATTTCCAGCCGGGCCTTTTCCACTTCCAGCATAACTATCGCCTAGATTAAGCCATAGCGTTCCATCGTCTGCTAATAAATCTCTGACGCACCTAAAGACTTCGACCATCTTATCCACATAGGCTTGTGGATTTTCTTCTAATCCAATTTGTAAATCAATTCTTTTAGCACCACACTTTTTACATAAATCTTTATAGTTATATTTTTGAGTCCCAACATTTGTATTTTGCTTTTTAGAGCTTTCACCCCTACCGCCAAGATATTCTTTATGATCGCAATTATCACTACCGCCTGACCATTGTGCAGTTCCATAATCTCTTAAACCAAAATAAGGCGGTGAAGTAACGCAAGTTTGAACTTTAACCCCCTTGGCTATAAGGTCTTTCATTGTCTCAACGCAATCACCGAAGATGATTTTATTCAAGATTTCTCCTTATCGAAGATGCTATCACATTGATCGCAAGTAATCAAACGCTTCTTTAGACCCCAAGCGTTGTCATCTGGATAGGACTTATATCTTAAGGACTTCTGTCCACACTTGGGACAATCGACTAATGGGAGATATCGCTTTGAGATCAAGCTTTGACTCCCGACTGCTGACGCATATATTCAAAGATTCCACCACCGCCTTTTGACGCATAAGTAATCGCCATCACGAAAGCGTCCACATCGTCATCATGCGGGGCTAATGGGAATGATGATAGGGACTCTACGAAATCAGCGACCCACTCGGCTTTTTCGGGTAGATAGCAAAGTTTCCCTTCGTGTATAGGCGTGATGAAATTGGCTCGTGCGATCTTGTCTCGTTCAATATCGTAAGCGTGAATGGGTGTTCTCATTTCACGTCTCAGTTCTTGAATCAGGGATTGTCCAGAGGCTTTGTCCTCAATCAAGATTAGATTAGGCTTCCACTTTTCACTAAGGCTTATGACTGTCCGTTTTAATTCGGGATACTCAACTTTTTGTTTCCATAGGTCTAGCACGTAATATCTGTTCTGGCTGACGCCTAAAGTAACGCAACACGAATAATCGTTCTCCTCTCCGGTCTTGAAGGCAGTATCCCAAGCCTGATAGATCTGTGTGATACCGAGATCCTTTGGCGGTAAGGGTTTGTAGTATTGCCAATCGGCTCGTTTGAATAGTCCGCCTTCCATCGCAGTTGGTCGTTGCTGATGTTGCCCCGCATATCCATAAGAGCCTAAACGTCTTTTCTCGGTGTCGATGACATCTCTGGGGAATCGCTCATGGAAGAACAGAGAGCCTTCTTCGGTTCGTGGGTCTTTCCAGCCTAGAGACGTGACGTAATCGGTAGGTTCGTATTCCTGACGGATAATGACCTTCTCCCAATCTTCCTCGTTCTCAAGAATATAACCAGCCAAATCCTCATCGTGAAGTCTTTGCATAATGACGCAGCGACCCCCTGTTCTTAGGTCGTTTAGTCGGTTGGATGCAGCTTGTGTCCACCACGTTAAGATCGACTCTCTAGCCGACTGACTGAAGGCTTCTGCCGCATCTAACGGATCGTCACAGAAGATATCATCTGCCCGATCTCCGGTTACTCTTGAACCAGCAGATTGGGCTTTACGAAATCCAGAGGCGGTGTTCTTATAGTGACCCTTAGCGTTTTGATCTCTTTGGAAAGACCACGTAGGCTTGAAGGTTTGTTTATACCAATCCGACTCTAGGATCTCTCGGCACTTCATCGAATCACGAATGGCGATTGATTCGTTACCCGAAAAGAATAAGCCACGCCACGAAGGGTTGTGTAGCCACATCCAAGCTGGAGACATTACGCTTATGATCGTTGATTTCATTGAGCCGGGTGGCACATTGATTAGCAAGTTCTTATGTTCTAATCTTTTTTCTAGGAACGCTTGGATATGATCGCAGATTGCGTCTAAGTGCCAATTCCATATAAGCGGAGTTTCAGGCTCAATGACTTTCCACGCATGACGAGTAAAGTCTGCCAATGAATCCTCGCATATTCGTTTATAGTAACTCTCGTTAAACAGATTCATTCTTAGATAATAAACGCTTTTCTAGTTCCCTTGCGATTCTTATTTCCTCATCGGTAGCCTTAGTCCAATCAATAACAGGAATGGCTTGGAGTTGAATTGGGTTTCCGTTCACGCCAGACTGCTCTATTCTGGTCGGTGCGTCTAAGCCTTGTAGCTTTGCCTTGCGTTCCATAATCTTGAGGATCGTATCTGCATGGCGAGGGTTGTCCTTGTTAGCCCATAGGCTTCTAAGCAAGGCATCTAAACGTTCGACCTCTAAAGCTACTAGGGTTGAGGCATCGGTTTTAATATCTTCCTTGATGAGATTAAGTCCCTTCACGATCAGATCATGGGCGGTGGACTTGGCTACGCCTAGAGCCTCGGCTATCTTTTCATAGGTCAGACCAGCCTTACGAAGTTCTAAGGCTTGGTGCGTCATATCGTGGGTCTTAAGTTTTCGGGGGGTGGCTCGTTGGCTCATCTGTTCGGTTTTCTATGCGTTCGGATTTTGGAGCGGGTGGATCGGTGTCGCGCCGTCGCTGTTCTGGCTGGTCGCCAATCATCGCCTGCTTCACCCGCTTTGGATATGGTTTTGCTAATGGTGCAATTTTAACACGCATAAGATCGTCAAGTGGCATTAAATACCTATGCTTTTGTGAACCTTTTATTATTTCTAAGCCTTTATTTATATAGTTTAAGTGTGATCCAAGAGACTTTCTGAACGCACGACCATGCCAGCGTTTGCCTTTGTATAAATACTCATCAGCCGAATTAGTTTTGCCAACATATACCCAATTAGTTGCTTGATAGATACCACCATGATGATTTTGTTCTGTGTCCGCAAAAGAGATTATTAGTCTGAGTTCTTTATGCATCTTTTTTAATAACTTAATAGCAATACTTATAATTCTTGAAACTGGTATTTTATGATCTTTAAGAGATATTCTTACAAGTTCGCAACATTCTGTTTGTTGTAATTTATAAGGTTCACCAAGAGATTTGTTTGCCCCTCTACCAAATATAACAACGCCAATAAACTTCCCATTTTCCCAAGCCCCAATTTTTACTAACTTTCCTACTGGTAAACACTTACTGTAATGCCAATTTTCACAGGCATATTTTGCAGCTTCATGACTTGCCCAATCTATTTTTAATTCAGTTTTCACGTGAGTCAAACTCTTTTCCGCAATGAGGACATGAAATCCACTTTGGATCAAGTTGGTCTAATTTACCTTGTTCTTCTTCAGTCGCTGGCATAAAGTCTGGTGTTGATAATGTTGCTATAAAATCCTTTAATTCCTGATCGGAGGCATTGGCTTGTTCGAGTAGTAGCTTAAGGGTTTCGTCATCTCGGTAGGCTAACTCGGTGATAGGATCTAAGACCGCAAGGGCTAACTTCTCCTCGTTTTCATCTAAATCGACATAAGTTACCGGAATAGTGGGTAATCCCTGCCTAATGGCTTCCTCGACCCTTGCATGACCATCTAGGACATAACCTGAGCGTTTATTAACGATGACGGTTTTAATCCAGCCAAGTTCTTTCATTGAGCCTTTAAGGGCAGCAATCTGTTCTTTAGGATGCCTCCTGAAGTTCAATGGGTTAGCGGTTAGGTTATCAGGGGCTTCCTCACCATGACCAATAATCCTTGACTTGAGATTTAATTTTGGCATAATCACCTCGCCATTTATCTTAGCACTTGCACACTAAAGTGTGGAACACTATTTGCAAGGGGGGATTCATGGTCAAACGTCAGATTCCGTTGAGTGAGGATGCTAGAAGACAGCATCTGGAGTGGTCGAAAGACGATTGTATCAAAGAGCTTCAAAGGATTGCCGAGGAGAATCCTGAACAAGTTATCACTCGAAACTTCTTTAGGAACAACAGTCAGATTTCAGAATCCACTTGGAATCGATTTTTCGGAACATTCGCTGAGTTTAAGAAACAAGCCTCGATCGTTTTATCACGCCATGCTCAGGGGCTAGAAAAGCACATCGCCAAACACGCCTCAAAAGATAATCAACGCAAGATGACCCAAGAGAAAATGTCATTTGAAGAAAACTACCTGAGACCTAGTGACAAAAGATTTCAAACGATTCTTTGTGGATCAGATATTCACGACGTGGAATGTGACCCCTTTTATCGAGAGATGTTCTTGGAGGCTTGTAAACGCGTCCAGCCTGAGAAGATTGTATTGAATGGGGACATCTTCGACCTAACGGAGTTTGGTAAATATACCCAAGACCCACGAGAATACAAGCCGATTGAACGTATCAAGTGGGTTCATAAGTTTCTTGAGGACATTAGAGACAATGCCCCCAATTCAGAATTAACAATGGTCGAGGGTAATCACGAGTTCCGTTTGTTGCGACATTTAACAGAAGCGACACCAGCACTCGTTACTGTCTTAAGTGACTTGCATGGAATGACTGTCCCTGATTTGTTAGGAATTAAGAAGTATGAAATAAACTACATCGCACGAATGGACTTGGCTGCGTTCTCTAATGGTGATGTTAATCACGAATTGAGAAAGAATTATTACATCGCCTATGACTGCGTTTTGTTTCATCATTTCCCGCATGGCTTCGATATGGGCTATCCGGGAGTGAATGGTCATCACCATAAGCATTTGGTCAAGTCGGCTTATTCTCCAATCTTTGGAACGTATGAGTGGCATCAATTAGGGTCAGGGCATAAGCGAGAGGCTTCTTACACCGCTGGTGAGAAATGGGGTAATGGATTTATCCTCTGCCACGTAGATACCCATACCAAGCGGACTCAGTTTGAATATGTCGATACCACGCACGACTTCTGCATAATGGGTGGCAAGTTCTACAAGCGTGAGAAAATATAGTCAGGGGTGACTATGGACAGGCAGTATTTCGTAGAATCCATTATTGATGCCTCAGAAGGCGATGAGTCGTATTCTTACGCCATCGTGTGTGTCGAGCAAGGTCAGGCGAGAACGGTCTGTATGGGTGTCCAATCCAGAGCTGAAGCCCAGAAGATCGCCAATGGACTAACGTGGTATGAGACATTTTTAGAAGGCTCGATCTCAATGCCCCCGACTAAGATCAGCGAAAAGCCTAAAAGACGCAGAAGGGCTAAAGAGTAGATCTCCAAGCCTTTCCGTCCTTCACGCACCAGCCATTCTTAATCGCTCGTTTGATACATTCCTTGACGATAGATTCGGGCAGCATTTCAAAGTTTCGTTTGGCGGACACTCTTGCAAGTTCGACCAATCCCCAAGTTTTATGATTCAGACAAGTAATGAAGATCATCGACTCCATCGTCTGTATCAGGCTTGGGTGTTTGTATTGCTCTAGGTTCATACCGCAAAATCAAGGTGGTTATCAATGTAGTCTAACGCCCTTTTCAGATTCGATAATTTAGCAGCGAGTTCAGGCAGTTCGTTCTTGCGGCTTCGGTAGTCTTTAGTTCTGCACCATTTGACCTTG